ATATTTTAGTGAAATAGGCGCAGGTAGGGCGGGTGAGCTGCTAGAGCTTGGCGGTCCTTTTGGTGATCTGCCCGAAGAGGAGCGAATTCAGGCAATTCGTCAGGCTTTACGGAGTCTCGGCTTGCGTAAGGCCCAAGTGCCGCCTGATTTAGTTAAGATGTTGGCTGCGCAGGGTGTTGGATTAGGCGGAATTGACCGCTTTATAGGCGATATTCAGGCCCGACAGTCGTTAATGGATAAATCCTCTACCGAAGCGGAACAAGAGGCCCAACAAGATAGGATAGTAGGCCCCGGTAGGCGTGGTGATACCGTTTTTGGCATTGGGCAATATACTCCACCTGATCCAAGGGACACAATGAGGCTCGATCCCGAAAGATTGCTTGAAATTCAAAACATTTTGCTTTACGGCTCGCCTCGGGGCGGGTTAAGGAGTATCTAATGGATGAAAGGCCGCAATTAGAGGTACATTGCCCGATAGGTATGGACTTAGCGCTCCAGTTAAACAGGGTTAACGTCGCAATAGGCCATTGGGTAACTGAAATTGGCACTAATTATAAGATTCATCTGCAAGGTGTTCGAGTAGATAGAGTAAAAGAGCAGTTAATTTGCCTTTATGAAGCCGTTTCAGGTGGAAAAGGCGAAAGATACGGATAAAGGAGGTAGTGATGAAAAAAAGATGGCTAATTATCCCTTTTTTGCTCGTTTTCCTCTTTGCTGGCCTTGCGCTGGCCCAAACGTGGCATACCGCGAATCAGGCTACCGTTGCCTGGGATGCCGTGACAGTACCCGCCGATAGTACAGTTGAATACGTTGTTTATCTCTCAAATGCAGTTACAGACCCCGATAAGAATAATCCAGCCGAAGTTGCCACGACTACAAATACAGATCAGCTAATTACTCTAAATGTGGAGGGCTCTTACTTCGTCGGCGTTAAATCGAGGCGCATTCTTACTGCAGATGGGACCAATGTGGGGGAGAGCGACATTTCTTGGTCGGATGACCCTACACGAGTGCAGAACGGCGAGACTTTCGGATTGCGCTACTTCATCCCGCCCGATGCACCAGGGAATCTCAGACCTGTATAAGATATTGTAAAGGGGATGGTACTGGATGCCGAAAGCCTCACGCATGGCACAGCAGTTGTCTGTGGCCTCTAGGCTCCGTCGAATCCGCCCAATCGTTGAAGCTCTATCCGAAACCGATCCTGATAGGGAAGATTTAATCCTGATCTTCGATGCGCTGGAAGATGCGCTTGAAGCCAAACGCCAACTCCAGGGTGCGTTAAATGCAGCAAAATGGGCTCTCGAGGTAGCCCTGGAGAAAATATCTAAACAACAAGAAGCACTAGACGTACTTTCAATAGGCAAAGACTAGGCCGCTTTCGAGCGGCCTTTTCTTTTGAAGGGGGGTTTTACCGTGACAACGGCTCTATACAGAATATCGTCCGGTGAGTGCATCAAGATCAGCCTGTCAGATCAACAATGGGATGATCGAGACACGACTTTTTGGGGAGTTCTTACTGATCCACCCTTTCCTGATGGCACAATGACACGACCATTAGAAGGTGATCTCAGAGTCCTTGGCTATTCAAAGATAAATGATGCTGGAACGGTCAGGAACGCCATACAAGCCGAAATTGATACCTTCGCTGCCGCCCAGGAGGATGATGAGAACCAGCAGGACGCTACAGGCGCTCAAGCCCTATTTCTGGTTCATCCACGAAACCGTAAACAAATGACCGCCTTTGCCGACATTATCAAGGATGAAATGAATATCCTGCGTGGCTGGCTCACTCAATTCAAGGCTGATGTGGCTGCAGCAACTAACCTTGGGGATCTCCAAACCAGCGTTGCCGCACAGCCGGATCTTCCTGATCGTACCCTGGCGCAACTGAAAACTGCCATTACAGCAAGAATAGACAAGGACGACTAATGGGCGAAACGAATCCGAATTACCCGACGATGGAAATTGCCCTCTGCATGGTAAATGCGCCTGACAATGCTGATGGCACAGAGCGCATGAAAAAAGGCGATATTATCGCCATTCGCAAGCCAGCAGATTTCATTGGAACCCAAGAAGGCAAAATCTTCCTCTGGCTCCATATCGAAGGGCCGGAAGAGAATGAATTTGCTCTCTTTGCTCAACAAGTCTATGAACCAACTGATCCTGAAACTGGCACAAGATTCGACAAGCGAAGATATGAAATTCCCCTTGGACGCTTACAGATTCTATATCCAGCTTTGAATCAATCGCGGGCAACAGATCCGAATGATTTTTATCAACCATTCTTGCTCATTGATAGCGAAGATTATGAAATAGTTGCTGCAGATCCAGCATACGCAGTTAGCGGCCTCGTCTTTGATAAGGCCATAGGAGACTATCTCTGATGGCTACCTCAAGACGAGTTGCCACAAATGAGAATATAAGCACCTATGATAGCGGGGGTGGACAGGATTACACCGCCCTTGCTACCTGGGAAGCTGCAACTGATATAGATTTAGTCACCGCAACTCAATCTGAGGTTTTAGAGTGCTTTGCTGGCGTTCATGGTGATGAAGTCACCGTTGATGGCGCAACTACCGATTCTTCGTATTTTAGAATCATCCGGGCCGCCTCTGGCGAAGGTCACGATGGCTACCCCCACCAGGACGGATCAGCCGCCTATTTCATCACCACAGTCGCTCAAGATATGTTCACCATGCTTGAGGACAACTGCCAGCTTCAAGACTTGGTGATGAGCCTTAATCAGAATTCAGGCACAGGCTGGTATAACGCAAATCAAAGGGGCGATAACCAGCTATTCGTTGGCTGTCTAGTTATCAATCCGGTTAATGCTGGCAGCGGTCAATCTAAGGGTTTCAGAGAGAATCATACTGGCGCATTTACAGGCTTTTTTATCAACTGCATCGCCATAGCCTGTGAAGATGCTGCCTTTCAGTTTGATGCAGGAACCAGCTACGTCTATAACTGTGATGCCATCAATTCCGGCGAAGGTTTCAATGAGAGTGGCGGTACAGTTATCTGTATCAACTGCCTCGGTGATGGCACTACCGCATCGAGTGACTTTGATGGTAGTTTCGATGCCGCGAGTGACTATAACAGTTCCGGCGATGGCACAGCCCCAGGCACAAACAGCAGACAAAATCAGACCTTTACATTCTCTAATGCTGGCAATGATGATTACCGATTAGGCTTTACCGATGGTGGGGCAAGGAATTTCGGTACGGATCTCAGCGCAGATGGCAATTTTGCTTTCGACGATGATATTGCCGATGGCGTAATGGGAGCTGGTAAGGCCGGGATAACTCGACCACAAGAATCAGTATGGGATATAGGCTTTCACGAAAGAACGGCAAGCTCATCAAGCTCTAGCTCTTCATCCTGCTCCAGTTCGTGTTCTTCTAGCAGTTTTTCGTCCAGTTCCTCCAGTTTTTCAAGCTCAAGTTCCTGTTCTTCTTCGTCGTTTTCGTCCTCTAGCTCATGCAGTTCCAGCTCTTTTTCTAGCTCCAGTTCGAGCTTTTCATCATCATGTTCGAGTTCGTGTTCTTCTTCGAGTTTCAGCAGCTCTTCAAGCTGTTCGTCGAGCTTTTCCTCCAGCTCTTCTTGCTCTAGTTCCTTTAGCTCATCGAGTTCTTCTTCACCCTCTTGCGTTCCTCCAGATTGGCGCTGGCCTTATAATTCGGCATTGCAAGTAGGCACGATAAATAGTGGTACTTTCTGCGATACCCAATCCTGTGATCTTACTGAGTATGTAATCAATGAGCTTCCAGGGGTGGGTATCCCGGCTTTTGATGTAAGGTTCACCTTTCAAAACGTCCCGAAAGACACATTGGACGTTTCGATTACAGGCTATTACAACGGCGGGCCAGCGCATCTTGTCAAAATAGCTATCTTCAACTGGAATACCTTGTTTTGGAATGATATGACAGGCGCGGCAACGGACTTTCCAACACAGGGTACACCTTCTAATTATGTATTTCCGTTAGCAGGTGCAGGAACACCGTCTGACTATATTAGTGTTGGGAATCTGGTAGCAATTAAGATCGACCATCGCTCTGCCGGATCAGCCGGACACACATTGCACCTGGATTGCATTGAGTTGACCGATACAAGCTCTTCTAGCTCTTCAAGCTCGTCGTCCTCATGCTCAAGTAGCTTTTCGAGTTCAAGTTCATCGTTTTCTTCAAGTTGCTCGTCGTCTTGTTCTTCAAGTTTCTCAAGCAGCTCATCGTCATCTAGCTCTTCTTGCTCGTCCTCTTGTTCGTCAAGTTTTTCAAGTAGTTGTAGCTCGTCTTGTTCATCTAGCTGCAGCAGCTCTTTCTCGTCGAGTAGCTGTAGCTCATCCTTTAGCAGTTCATCGAGTTCATCATGCTCATCAAGTTTTTCGAGTTCATCTTCGTCGCTTTCTTCGTCCTCTTCATCCTCGTCCTTCTCCAGCTCCAGCTTCTCAAGTTCCTCATCCTGTTCTTCCTCGTCCTCCTGTTCATCTTCGTTTTCGAGCAGTTCTTCTTTCTCCTCTTCATCTTCTTCAAGTTTTAGCTCTTCAAGCTCATCGTTCTCTAGCAGCTCGTCAAGCTCTTATTCTTCGTCCTCATCGAGCTTTTCATCAAGCTCTAGCAGCTTTTCATCTTCGAGTTCTTGTTCTTCCTCCAGTAGCTCATTTTCAAGCTCGTCAAGCTCCTTTTCGTCCTCAAGCTCGTCTAGTTTCTCTTCATCCTCTTGTAGTAGCAGCTTTTCTTCTTCCTCGTCGTCTTTTTCTTCATCTTCGAGTTCTTTCTCATCTTCATGCTCTTCGTCCAGTTTCAGTAGCTCATCGTCCTGTAGTAGCTCTTTTTCCTCGTCGAGTTCGTGTTCCTCGTCCTCATTTAGCTCTTCAAGCTCAAGTTCCTCTTTCTCAAGCTCATCTTCGTCGTCCTGTTCGAGTTCGTTTTCATCATCTTCTTGCAGTAGCTCTTTTTCGAGTTCTTCGTCCTCTTGTAGCTCGTCATTTTCCTCAAGCTCGTCGTCCAGTTGCTCATCTAGCTCTAGTAGCTCTTTTTCTTCAAGTTCTTCGTGTTCGAGTAGTAGTTTCTCATCCTCATGCTCATCTAGCTCTTTTTCGAGTTCAAGTAGCTCTTTTTCTTCATCTTCGTCGTCTTTTTCGTCCTCTTGCTCTTCCTCTTGCTCGTCGTCCTTCTCTTCAAGCTCTAGCTGTAGCTCATCCTCTTTTTCGAGTTCCTGTAGCTCTAGCTCGTTTTCATCCTCTTCTTCGTCGTCTTGCTCTAGTTCTTTTTCGTCGTCAAGTTCGAGCTGTTCAAGCTCGTCGTTTTCAAGTTCTTCCAGCTCCAGTTGCTCAAGCTCATTCTCTTCTTCATCATCCAGCTCTTGTTCTTCAAGCTGTAGTAGTAGCTCGTCGTGTTCCTCAAGCTCATCCTCATCTTCATTCTCTTCCAGTAGTAGCTCGTTTTCATCCTCATCAAGCTCATTTTCATCTTCATGTTCTTCATCCTCCTCGAGCTATTCAAGTAGCTGTTCAAGCTCAAGTAGCTGTTCTTCATGCGATTCTGCCTTCTCTTCGAGTTCTTCATCTTCAAGCTCCTCATCCTGTTCATCTTCAAGCTCTGTTTCTTGCGATACGATAATTGAATATGGGCCTAATTTACTCCCAGGTGATTGGTTTGATTTTGGCAGAGTATCAGTAAATGAGGACAGTATAGAACAAGTACATTTAGATTCAAGAAGATATGCTGGTTTTGAATCACGTAAATTCGTTGCCAAATTCAAACCTGGAGATCAAGGCCCACAAGGAATAGAACAACGGTTCACCCTTGGGAATCCAGCTAATCCAGTTAGTACAGGGACATACGCTCTTGATTTTTGGGTATTTCCAGTTGATAGGAATAAAATCAGGGTAACTTTTGATTACGACGATGACACAGTACAGGTAATTAACTTTACTGGCCTTATTCCTAATATCTGGAATCATGGTCGCAGAATCCTAACAATCAAGAAAAATCTAACTGTTAGGCTGGCATGGCACTCTGGAGCGCAAGAATCCGGTACTTGGTACATAGATGAAGCATATCTGCGGGAATTCCTCTGTAGTGGCTCATCCTCATCCAGTTCGTGCGATTCAGCCTTTTCCTCCTCTAGCTGCTCATCGAGTTGTTCAAGTTGCTCCAGCTCCTTCTCTTCATCAAGCTCGGCTGTGTCTTATTCGAGTTCGAGTTCTTGTTTCTCATCATCTAGCAGTTGTTCAAGCTCATCTTGCTCTTCTTCGTTCTCGTCCAGTTCATCTTGCTTTTCATCATCTTCGAGCTGCAGTTCTTCATCTTGTTCCTCTTCATTCTCTTCATGCTCGTCCTGTAGCAGTTCATCGTTCTGTGACTCAGCATTTTCCTCAAGCTCATCGAGTTCTTGTAGCTCAAGTTCTTGTAGTTCTTCACTCTCTTTTAGCAGTTGTTCGAGTAGTTTCAGCTTCTCATCATCAAGCTCTTCATCCTGTGACTCAGCATTTTCTTCTTCATCATGTTCTAGCTCTTGCTCTTCATCTTCGAGCCAGAGCTTTCAAGAATTACAAGGCCAGTATTGGTATCCAATTAGTGAGGACGGTGGATATACTGTTTCTCCTGTGGGATCTGGCACTAATATCGCAGATCGAGTAAATAACGGCATTATAGGCCCAGGTTTCTCACCAGGGCCAGATGATACGAATGGTTTCCAGGGTAGGGACGGAGATTTCATTAGATTCAGGCTTTCCGATCCGACTTTCCAGGGAGATTCTTTAGAGGTTCAAGTATTGGTAAGGGCATTTGCTTTCGCAAATCCACCTGGAACGATTGATGTAACTTTTTATAGCGATAGCGGGACTCCTTACGAAACACAGACGATAAATACTCTCACGACTTTCCCTGCAGACTACTTCCTAGTTTGGAAGGTGGCTTTGACAGCCGCAGAGCTTACAGATGCACGATTAAGGTTTGAGTGCCTAGATTCAGTCTGGAATGATCGAGTAACTGAGGTTGAGCTAACACTCGTTGCAACTTCATCTTCCAGTTCCTCATCTTCCAGCTCTTCATGTGATTCTGCCTTCTCATCCTCATCTTGTTCTTCGTCTGAATCTTCCGTATCATCTAGCTCTTCATCTTCGTCCTGTGATTCTGCTTTCTCATCCTGTAGCTCCAGTTCTTGTTCATCGTCGTTCTCATCAGCCTCCAGCTCAAGCTCATTCTCATCATCGTCCTTTAGCAGTTGTTCCTCATGTAGCAGCTCAAGCTCTTGCGATTCGGCTTTCTCATCCTCTTCTTCAAGCTCTTCGTTCTCAAGCTCTTCTAGCTCAAGCTCCTGCAGTTCTTCATTTAGCTCATCGTCGAGCTGCAGTTCTTGTGATTCAGCCTTCTCATCTTCATCTTCTTCATCGTCTTGTTCTTCATGCTCTTCCAGCTTCTCGTCCTGCTCAAGCAGCTTTAGCTCATCGTCCTTTTCATCCGGTAGTATTTCATTCTCTTCATCTTCGAGTTCATCTTGCGATTCTGCCTTCTCATCTTCGAGTTCATGTTCATCATCATCATTCAGCTCCTCTTCGTGGAGTTCGTCCTCATTCGTTAGCTTCTCATCCTCATGCTCCTCTTGTGATTCGGCATTTAGCTCTTCAAGTTCGAGTTCGTCCTGCAGCTCTTCGTTCTCCAGTAGCTCGTTTTCAAGTATCTCGTTCTCGGATTCATCATCGTCCTCTTGCAGTTCATCGTTCTCAAGCTCAAGCTCTTCATTTTCATCGAGTTGTTCATCATCAAGTAGCTCTTTCTCGTCGTCGAGTTCCAGTTTCTCGTCGTCGAGTTCTTCTTTCTCTAGCAGTTCATCTTCTTCGGAATCATCATCTTCAAGCTCATTTTCGTCAAGCTCCAGCTCTTTTAGTTCAAGCTGTAGCAGTAGCTCTTTCTCATCGTCGTCGTCGCTCTCAAGCTCCTCGTCGAGTTTTTCTAGCAGTTCCTCATGCTCTAGCTCTTTCTCATCCAGTTCCTCGTTCTCATCCTCAAGCTCTTTCAGTAGCTCATCCTCATCTTTCTCAAGCTCGTCGTCCTTCTCATCCTCATCCTGTTCAAGCAGTTTCTCGTCGTCGAGTTCGTCCTTCTCATCTTCATCTTCGATCTGCTCCAGTAGCTCTTGCAGCTCTTCGTCGTCGTCTTTCTCGTCGTCGTCGAGTAGCTGTTCATCGAGCTTTAGCTCTAGCAGTAGCTTTTCATCATCAAGCAGTTCATTTTCAAGCTCTTGCTCTAGCTCTTTCTCATCTTCAAGTAGTAGTTTCAGCAGCTCAAGCTCTTCATTCTCCAGCTCAAGCAGTTCATCCTCAAGCTCATCTTCTAGCTCTCTCTCAAGCAGTTCTTCATCTTTCAGTAGCTCTTCAAGCTCTTCTTTCTCAAGCTCAAGCAGTTCATTCTCAAGCTCATCGAGCCAGAGTTTTGTAGCCCTGCAAAGCCTATTCATCGTACCGGATAGCGATATTACCACCACGGCGGGTACTTTTGGGAGTGGTACTGCTCATTGGGATCGCATAAATAGTGGAATCCTGGGCGGCACTCCAGATGATACAAATGGAGTCTATGTTATTGACGGTGGTGATTGGCGTGGCGGGTTTATAAATCCAAGTTTTGTAGGAACCTGTTTAGAGATCAAGGTTCATGTAAGAGCAAAAGAACGAACAGCCGGACCCGCAGATTTTACGGTAGAGCTTTATTCAGATGGGGCTACTTTAGATGATGATGATTTCTTTTCACCTACTGGCAGTTATGTGAATTATACGTTGACTCCAAGCACACCTATTGCAAAGACAGCGGCACAGCTTACAAATCTTGAAGTTAGACTTAAAGGTGAAAGCGCCAGTTGGGAAGCTCAGATTTCAGAAGTTGAAGTTGAAATTGTCCTGACTTCATCTTCGAGTTCATCTTTCTCAAGCTGTAGCTCTTCATTCAGTAGTTCTTCATTCTCAAGCTCCAGCTCTTCGTTCAGCAGCTCATCCTCTTCCTCTTCTTCCTTCTCTAGCAGTTCTTCCAGCTCCTCATTCTCAAGCTCGTCGTCGTTGAGTTCTTCATCTTCATCTACAGGCCCAAGCTCATTCTTGAACCTAGATCCAAATCAAGACGTTGATGGTTCATGGACACAATTCGGTGGTGGGCCGAACAACTACGATAATATCAACGATTGGGATGAGGGAACACCGGATAGATCACTACCGTACATCTATTCCACAGTTGGTTTGACTGAAAAGACAGGATTTGACGATCCGACTTATCCAGGCGTTTGCACCAACATTGATGTAAAAACCGATATGGTTACAAACGTCGATAATTCACAGATAGGCGTTTCGCTCTATGATGGCGCTGTGCAAATCGGTAGCGAAAAGTTATTTGATCTGCCTAATGGTACGAGAGTTTTTCCGACATTTACTTGGATAGTGCAAAAAACGGCTGCAGAGCTTAGTGATCTCCAGGTTTGGTTCCGCAATGCTGGCGCTGTCCTGATCGGTCTAAGTTCTACTCAGGTAACTCTAAAATATAATTCGGTTTCATCTTCGAGTTCTTGCTCTAGCTCCTTTAGCTCATGCTCAAGCTCATTCAGCTCTTCATGCTCATCGTCAGTTTCAAGTTCCTCTAGCTCATTTTCTTCATCTTCATTTTCCTCATCTTCTTTCTCAAGCTGTTCATCCTCTCTCTCAAGCTCAAGCCATTCATCATCCTCATCGAGTTCTTCTACCGAAGTTGGACAAGAGTTCAAATGGGGCGACGAGCTAACTCGTCTGGATCGCTCTACTGTTAATTGGGTTCGCGCAATGGGCGGTGATTTTATAAGCATCCCGCCAGGAAACAGAGCCCTACTGAAAGCCGTTTCTATCTTTGTCGAAAATAATAATAGTAACCCTGTGCGAATGGCTGTCTATCAAGGTGGTAGTGCCAGTTCGCCAGCAGGGGCTACTCTAATATGGGATGCTGGCAAAACGGATGCTGTAAGCACCGGAACATTTAGATGGATAACTCTTGACCATCCTGGCCCTGATTATCCAATCCTTCAACCTGACACATTTACTTGGATTGTCGTTAAAGGCACAGGTGGTTTCAGGGTAGAACGCCAGAGTGACCACGATCCTAGTTCGATGAATTGGCAAGCTGCCAATGCGTATTGGATTACAACTGATTTTACCAATGATGAAGATACCGCTTATCCATCTTCATGGCCCGATCCTGATGTTTCAGGCAGCTATGGTAGTGTTTATTATGTATGGAATCTCACATACGAAATTGAAGAGTTCTCATCCTCATCAAGCTCTTCTTCATGCTCAAGTTGCGACTCAGCTTTCTCATCCAGTTCATCTTCAAGCTGCTCTTCATCTTCATCCTGTGATTCGGCATTTAGCTCTAGTTCATCAAGCTCTTCCTTCTCATCGAGTTCGGATTCTTCCAGTTCAACCTGTTCATCTAGCTCGTCGAGCAAGAGTTCCACATATCAGAGTGTGTGGATCGTACCGGATGGCGATATACAAACTATGCTTACATTTGGCTCTGGATCTGCTAATTGGGATCGAATCAATAGCGGCCTGGACACTCCAGACGACACTAACGGAATCAAAGGTCTTGACCTTGATACTTGGCGCGGTACATTTACAAGTCCGTCTTTCGCGGGTGTTACACACGCAATTTACGTTTGGATAAGAGGGAGAAATCCAGGTAGTCCCAATAATTGGTCAGTAGATGTTGATCTTTATTTAGATGGCGGTGTTGAGTCTGATAGTTATGGAGTAGGCCCATTACAAGCCACATTCGGAAATCATGTAAGCTCGACTACTGATACTGTGCAAAGGACAGCGGCACAGTTACAGAACCTAGAAGTCAGAATTATCTCTGGAAGTCCTAGTACAGATGATGAAATCTCAGAAGTAGCAGTTGAGCTTGTTCTCGGTTCATCCTCAAGCTCCAGCTCTTCACAATCATTTAGCTCAAGTTCTTCATCTTGTGATTCGGCATTTTCATCATGCTCAAGCAGTAGCTCATTTTCATCTTCGAGTTTTAGTTCAGAGTCTATATCATCATCTTCAAGCTCATTCTCATCCTCTTCAAGCTCACAATCATCAAGCTCATCTTGTGACGCTTTTGGATGGGTACAGCATTTTAAGAATGACAGTACAGGTTGGGGTTGTCTTGCCAACTGTTCCTCTTCGCCGCCTTGGACTGTAGCAGGGCCAGGAATGAGCCTACAGCCGCAAGGAACCTGGGCTGATGGTTATCGACCTACTCACGTTAGAATGACAGGTACTCACAATATATCTGGTGATACCTGGACGATCCGGCTGCAACAAGAAATACCCGCTCTCAATACTATCGCTACAGTTGAAATACCAGCTTCTCCAGGCGGGAGGAGTCCACCTGTTGCTATTGATTGGTCAAATGACTTCGATATGAGCCGGATCTCAGACATTGATGCTCCAACTGGACAAATCACTAACATCGAATTCTTGGAGTGTGGTGGATCATTCAGCTCAAGCTCAAGCTCAAACTCCAGTAGCTCTAGCTCATTCTCATCTAGCTCCTCTTGCAGTTCTTCATTCTCAAGTTCTTCAAGTAATTCCATTGCACAAGGTACATTCGTTGTGCCGGATAGTGATATAGCTTCTAGTGGAGTTACTGCATTTGGATCAGGCACAGGCTATTGGGATCGCACGAATGATGGGATTAGCACACCTGATGATACCAATGGGTATCAGGTCACAACGACTTTTGGTGGTGCGCGAGTTGGCCTTACTAATCCTTCATTCCAGGGCGAATCTACTGCAATAAAGGTTCATACACGCGGTAAAAACCTTTTTGAAGCTGATAGTCTTTTCCAAGTAACCTTCTGGTCAGATGGTTCAGGGAGTTCAGATGGTACAGATTCAGGGCTAAGTTTCAGCGTTGATGATACTTGGGAAGTTATTACTTCAACATTCATCGTAAAGAAATCGGCTGCACAACTTACCAATATGCACGTTTCAGTCGGCGGGCAAATTCCTGGCTCAGAGGGGGATAGATTTTCAGAGATTGAAATTGAGGTTGTGCATCCTTCATCCTCTTCCAGCTCCTCATGCTCAAGTTCTTCGTTCTCATCTTCTAGCAGCTCGTTCTCAAGCTCAAGTTCTTCGTTCTCAAGCAGCAGCTCGTTCTCAAGCTCAAGCTCAAGCAGCTCATTTTCCAGCTCATCATCCTCTTGCTCAAGCTCGTCCAGCCAGAGCTTTGAAGCCTTGCAAAGTCGATTCTCGGTTCCCAATGGCGATCCTAGTGCAACGATGGCAACTTATGGCTCCGGTAGTGGACGTTGGGGCCGTACAAATGACGGTATCTTCGGCGGTACGCCTGACGATACGAATGGAATCTATGGTCTTGATGGCGACCATTACCTTGCGAATATGACCACCCCGAATTATGGAGGATCGTCCTTAGAGATCAAAACTCATGTTCGAGCGCAAAACTTTAGTGCAGGAAACAATACTGAATTTCTTGTAAAACTTTTAACAAATGGCGGTGATGTTGATGGTGAAGATCAATTCACTACAGGCGATGCTTGGCAGAATTTCACATTCACATTACCGCTTGTAAAAACGGATACAGACCTACAGTTCATGCGTGTCAGGGTAGAGCCTCTGGATGCTAGTTTTGATACGCGGATTTCAGAGATAGAAGTCGAAGTTGTTTTGACTTCATCATCCTCTTCAAGCTGTAGCTCCAGTTCTTCCTCATTTAGCTCCTGTTCAAGCAGTTCGAGTTCCTGCGATTCAGCATTTTCATCTTCTTCGAGTTCATCATCTTTTAGCTCAAGCAGTTCAAGCTCCTGTGATTCAGCTTTCTCATCTTCATCTAGCTCTTGTTCATCTTGCTCCAGCTCAAGTTCATCAGAGAGCTTTCAATTTTTTCAGAGCATTTGGATCTATCCTCAAGTACCCGATGATTTGAATGGTGGATTTACTTTCGGTGCTGGTAGTAACCCTGGCAATATCAATAATGGCATCGTTGGCCCTGGAGCATCACCGGATGATACGAATGGAATAGGCGGGAATGGGCCGGACGATTTTTACGACTGTGAGCTAACTAATAATCCCATTTTTGTAGGTCAATGTCTATTCATCAGATCCCGTTGGAGATTAAAGGCTGATGCTGGCACAGGCGATGTGGACGTAAACCTGAGAATTGGTGGATCACCAATAACGAGTGAAACCAGCATATTCCCGACTACAAGTTGGGTGACTTATACTGCAACGCATGACGTACAGTTTAATTATACTCAATGTCAGGCACTAGAGGGATTCATTGGCTTTAACGATGTGGCTAACGCTGATCGCCTATCTGAGTTAGAAGTTGAAATTGTTTTAGGTGGTTCATCAAGCTCTTCGTCCTCTTGCTCCAGCTCAAGCTCATCAACATCGACTTAGGGGTTGCGAATGTACGATCTCGATTACTACGAGAACATGCTGAGAATGTATAGCAAAACGGCAGAGGAGATTTGCAGGATAAGATGGGAGTTTATAACTGATTTTCTAGGCATAGGAGGTAAAGGGAAAAGCCATACCATTTTGGATTATGGTTCAGGTGTAGGTTGGTTCCGGGCTTGGCGGCCTCGGGGAAAAAATGTGAAGGTGTACTCTTTTGATATTGCATCTTACCCGCAAACCGGGTTAGACTTGCAAATCTTCGATTGCACCTGTTTTTGGGACGTGCTGGAGCATCTACCTGATTTCAAGGTAATTGAGCCTATTCTGGCACTTAGCAAACACGTTGCTATTAGTCTCCCGATTGCCCCTGATGATCTTAGTAACCTTAAAGATTGGAAGCATTGGAAGCCTGGGGAACACCTACATTACTTTACAAGTGATTCTTTGGGAGCGCTTTTCGCTGAATACGGCTTCTACCCCCTGGTAGAGAAAAATGTTGAGTGTCCACCCAGGACCGACATTAAATCCTTTATCTTTCGGAGGGAACCGTGAGCCTAGATTTCATCGAAATGCGAAAAAAGATTCAAGAGGCCCTTGGTGCTGGTAGATTCTTCATCACGATCAGCTATGTTGAGGAAGTGACCAGGGAAGGTTTGTCAGAAGATGAGATCCAGCATTATTACCTAACGCATAATTTTCCAAGGGATGATCTGATGCAGAGCTTGGAACACCTATCTAAACAGATTCTCCCTGAGTCGCTAGAGGTCGATGAGGAAAGTAATCCTTAGAAACGGCCAAAGTCCTGGCGATGTATTGACAATGACCAGGGCGGTTGCCGATCTAGCTCATACATATCCTGATTATCTGATTGATGTAAGAAGTCCCTGTGCCGAGGTGTGGGAGAATAATCCTTGGCTACACCCGCTCAATGAAGATGATGAAGATGTGGAACAGTTTGACATTGGCTACGATGCAATTCATCAAAGCGGTATCACAGGGATTCATTTCAGCGATGGTTTCAGGCTCGATATTGAGAAGAAACTTGACGTTGAGATTCAATCGTCAGGGCTCTTGCCCGAGCTGTGGCTGAGTGATGAAGAAAAGAATTGGATAAATCAGGTGGAAGTTGAGTTCGGCTGGAGGGATAAATTCTGGCTCCTTAATGCCGGGAGTAAGCCGGACAATGCCTTGAAGCAATATCACCGCTGGCAGGAAGTGATTGATATTCTCACGCGGTACTTTGGCGAGAAAATAAAGATCGTGCAGATAGGCCATGAGGCCCACCATCATCCTGATCTTACTGGAGTCCTCTCCCTGGTGGGTAAAACCGATTTAAGGCAGCTCATAAGGCTGTGCCATTGGTCGGAAGGGACTATAGGACCAATTAGCTTTCAATTCGTCATGGCTGCGGCACTTCAAAAGCCTCATGTTTGTGTGGCTGCAGGGAAAGAGGGTGTACGCTGGCATTTATACCCCCACGGCAGATACTTATATACTAATGGCGCTCTCGGCTGTTGTGAATGGGATGGTTGCTGGCGGGGCGGTGGTCATACAAAGTGCCTAACCATGGAGAACGGACACCCGAAATGTTTTGGGATGATTAAGCCCTATATGATAACTGACGCGGTTAAGATGTACTATGAGGGTGGGAAGTTAAACTTTGATTACCGAGTACCACGAGAAGAAACTGGTTGAGTACCTGGAGCCGGGGCTGTCAGTCCTGATTAGATTCGGCCATGGGTGGGGCGATACGCTCATGTTCATGCCGATCTTCTGGCGGCTGCAGGATCTTTATGCGGAAGTTAAATTTGACCTCTATCTGGAATGTGGTCAAGAATGTGTATTTGATTCGTTTCCAGACAAAGAGGGGCCGGATCACGATTACGTTTTTCATCTTGATTTTCCAATGTCGGAGGGGTCTGGACTCACTAAAGCGCAGAAATGCTGCATAGACGAGCTTGGAATTGAACCTTTATCTGAAATTGCGCCTTTACCAAAAGTAGAATCACCAATCGTATCTGTGCATTTTCAAGGGACAGCGCTACCCAATTCGGTTAACTGTCCAGAGGAGACAGCTCGGCAAATATGGCAGGAGATTTTAGATGCGGGCAAAATACCTATTGAGGCCCATTTTAGGCATACTTTTCACAATCCTGTTAACACTCGGTATGGCTTCGTTGATCGTCATGTACGGTATTGTCATGCTAATCTCGATAACCTCATTGGGCTTATACAAAGTTCTTTTGCCTTTGTCGGAATTGCTTCGGGGCCTTTTGTTACGGCTCTTTCAATCATGCCTGGACGAACATTCTACCTTGAGAGGAATCACGCGGCTACGGATTATGTGAAGCACCTGGATATTCGATCAGCTCATGTGGACAGTTACGAAGATGGGACGGTGAAAGAATGGCTAACTTCGCTATCGTAATTACCGATACAGGCATGATCCCTGGCACGAATGGGATGCTCAATGCTCTCGAATACTACGGCAATGATATAGATTTCTACTACCTACACATGGGTAAATGGGTAGAGCCCTATCTGGAGGGCTGGCAAAAAGCATTTCCGTTTTTTCATCCGATAAAGATTCTCGATCTCCAGGCTGACGGATACCCAAAGCATCCGAAAGTTGGCGAAAATGTGTGGTACTGCAAGATGTACCGCTACTTATACGCAGTTAGAGAGCTGCAAAAATATGATGCTGTTTCGGTATTCGATGCAGATATGCAGATCACGAATAACATTGAAATTTGGTTCGAGATAGCTGCTGAAACAGGCAGATTCTTACTCCCGAACAACGACTTTAGCGGTCAGGAATACGATCAGCATAATATCGAAGGGATCAGGGGAGCATCATCACCGCCCCTCCACAATATGCCGAATTTTTTTGATCCTAAGAAATATGGCTGGATGCTGGAGCAAATACCGGAAGAGAGCTTGGCTGAAAACCTTGGCGATATGAGTTCATTGAGCCGGATTCTTATAAAGACAGGTGAAATTGACAAGATAATGCCATTGCCGAATCTGTTTTGGGTTCAATCAAATTATTACTATGTGAACCTCATTAAGCGGGTTATCAACGGCAAATGGTATCTGTGTCTGAACAAAATGGGTGACAGGGTAAATGCTTTTCATAGGCGCTGGTGGTTTGAATCTGTTTGCAGACAATTTCTCCAGGGGCCAAAAGAGGACATAGCTATAGAATTTGCAAGAAACAACGTGCGCTTATTTTGGGACTTCACTCGGCATTTCAACCTGAGCCTAAAGCATAAAATTGAGTGGAATGAAGATAAGTGGGGCGGCTATCCTGCGGAGTTTGCATAATGATCTGTGATTGTTGCAAGCGCGACTTTGGGGATATGCGTCCTGATGAACCACAATTTCCAATCCTTGAGTACACAGTCTGCCATTGGTGCTTGTGGATGCTCAAGGGCTACATTGAATCAATTTTGCAGGAAACTAACCTGAAAATCATGTGGGGCAACCGCTCTCTATACAGACCGCATTGGGTCGAGTTGAAAAGGTTTCTGAAAGAGCATGAACCTAAGAGTGTAATCGAATACGGATCAGGACTTTCTACGGAATTATTGGCCCTTGAAGGTTTTGATCTATGGTCGTTTGAACCGTCTGAGCATTACGCTCAAATGTGTCGTCGAGTACACAGTAGGATTACAGCTTACGATCCAAAGGTGGGGCCTCCATTGGTGGATAGAAGATTTGACTTCGCCCTGGTGGACGCTACGCAGACACATCGCTTCAATGAAATGGCTCACGCGGTACAGCACACAGACCGCTACATTTATATGCACGATCCAGAGCCAGTACAGGTAGAGATACTAGAGCGCCACGGCTGGCTACCGATGGAGCAATGGAGTATTTGGAAGGAATGGCACAGATTCTATGAAGCACCAAGCTAATTACGCCTTCATCGTGGCGGCCAGCTCAAATTATATCCCTGGCCTTGTGGCAATGTTCAATAGTCTAAAACGGCTTGGCAATGAACATGACGTTATCCTGATTTCATTTCGTTTGCCGGAAGAATATCTTGAATCGCTCAAGGCGTATTCATTTACGGTAAGGGTTATTGAAACAGAAGGTGAAAATCAGACTCACCAAACAGCCATCGAGCGATTTCGCGTGGCCTGTGAGATCGGCCATGAGTATGATGCGATCTGTCTGCTCGATGCCGATATGTTTCTGGAAGCAAATGTAGATGTTTTCTTTATGGCTGGCAGTAAAGGACTGATAGTTACTGGCAGCAATGGCATGATTATCAATTTCAACAAAAAGTATCAGGAACAATATGATTGCTATCTGGATGAAGATGAATGGCCCTATCCTCAAATCCATACTACTGTGCCTATTTTTCTTGATGCTCGTAACCTTGATTGGTTTGATGCTCTTTATAAGTCCAGGCGGGTAGATTCCTGGGATGATTTTCTTTACTTGAATATCCTGGGGATTAAGCTGGAGAAGTACAAGAAGATGATTTGTATGCCGCCCTATGCGTTCACAGGAATTCACCATTGGCAGATGAAACCTGAAACTGCGGCCATGGAGAAGGGGGAGCTGCTGCTGTCCGGCACAGAAGAACAAATCTACATGGTTCACGGTAAGTGGTGGGATCAAGGCTGGTTACAGGATTTAGTTCCAACCATGGAAAGATACTGGCACGATGAGGAAATAAGTTTCAGAGGCCAGGGAAGAACACATAATGCAATTAACAGTTTATTGGGGCGTTTTCGCAACTTAATCCAAGAAGGAGATATGTCATGGCTAACGTTGTTACCCGAGGGGGCGGTTTCCTTACCTTAACAGGTATTGACACAGATTTTGTCTGGAGTGATCTCTGGCCGAATGCAACTGGCGGTGTTCCAATACAGAGCATTGACTTTGTAATTGGAGCTGCAGGAGACAAAGCCGTTATCAGGGAAGGATCGCTAACAGGTCCGATAATCTTCGGAAATGATGCAGGCGTAAGCAGGCAAAAGTATTTCGACGGTCAACCTGTGCGGCCCTGTATAGACGTATCAGACGGAACCTACAATGCTGCCGCAGCCATAATCATTCACATAGGATCGAAATAATGCCTGGACCGCATGCACAAGATACATTTTTAGAGAAATTACAGGTACGAAGAGTGCTGGATCGCAGCAATACTGATCTTGAAAGAATCGGTGCGGCTCTGCGTGACGGAGATATGGCTGATCTCAGGAAAGTTTTGAGGAAACACTCGAGAGAGATACAGATGGTCTTGCTTGCCGAGGCTTGCGAGCTGCATGATCGAGAGCGGCTGAATTATCTCACTCAGAGGAATTTGGATCGTTACGAACCTAAACAGAAACATATCCAACAGCAAACTCAGGTACTCGAAGAAGTACATTTGATTGTTTCTGAGTTGGAGGCTGTGCCAACGGATGAGTTACTCGAGAGAGCAAGAGCTATCTCAGGACGCAGAGAAACTAGACAGCTTAGAGTTATCTCTGATTGAACAGGTTCTCAAAGAGCGGGACCCCGACCAGTATTATCAATATAGGATCGAGCCATATTTGGACGATCCTATTTTATTTTGTAGGGAGATTCTAAACTTTGAACCTGTGGATGAGCAGATTGAAATGCTCACGGCAGTTGCCGAGCATAATCATATAAGCGCCCGCTCCGGCAGAGGTATCGGCAAGACCAGGACTTTAGCTGCCGCTATGTGGTGGTACATGGTTACTCGTCCTTTTTGCATTATTCCATGTACCGCCCCTACTGAGAACCAACTGCGAGACGTGCTATGGGCTGAATTGGCTAGGATACAGCGTGATATGGACCCCTATTTTGCCGATCAATTCATTTTGACGATAGATCGCATGGTTCATGTTGACAATGCTAAAACGTGGTACGCAGTTGCGAGGACAGCAAGAAAGGAGAATAGTGAGAGCTTTCAGGGATTCCATGAGGAAAACATGCTTTTCATCTGTGATGAGGCTAGCGGTATTCCTGATGAAATCTTTGACGTTATGGAAGGTGCAATGACTGACGCGGCCAACAAAGCCTTGTTGGTGGGAAACCCGACAAGGACTGTTGGCTTTTTTCATGCAACCCACAATGAGTACAGGGACAAACCGTGGAAGGTTTTTCACTATAGTAGTGAAGATTCAGAGCTTGTAAGTAAAAATCCACAATTCATCGAGCGCATGGCCGAGCGACCTGGAGGAAAATCATCTAATTTTTATCGAGTCCATGTGCAAGGTGAATTTCCGATTGAGGATGATGCAACCGTGATTCCTAGACCATGGATTGACGCAGCGGTAGATAGAAAGATTGACTACATTCGTCCACTTTCAGACAGGCCCTTTGATTCTGTGGGGGTTGATGTGGCTGCGGGTGGTGATTCCAATACCGTGTTCTGTTTCGTTAAAGGTGTCCGGGTCCTGGCACTCGCAGTTTTTGAAAAAGAAGATACGATGATATGCGCAGGCCGCATTGCAGGTATGACTAGGCGTGGACCCGATATGTTGAACTTAAAATCAACAAGGCTGCGACCAATACCTGCAGAATTCATCCGTATGGACGTTATCGGCGTGGGAATAGGTGTTTTTGACCGCTTGATGGAGCAAGGGATTGATATTAACGGTGTTGATGTGCGTGAGGCTTCATCAGATCCCACGTTGTTTATCAATCGTAGGGCAGAGCTGTATTGGGGTCTTAGGGAGCGCTTTGAGGAAGGAAGTATCAGCATCCCTAACGATAAGCATTTGATTCGGGAGCTGGCCAATATGCGCTATGAGCTAGATAGTCGAGGTCGTGTTCAAATCTGGAGTAAACAGCGCATGAAGAAAGACAATATCCCTAGTCCTGACAGGGCAGAGGCTCTAATGCTGGCCTTTGCTGATTACTTTCCAGAAGAAAAGGCCAAGAAGCCTAAGACTTGGAGCCAGAAATGGATTGACAAGACGAATAAGCGAGACGTTGAACAAGATCCCTGGCTTGATTATGCCAAAAAGAATCTGAAAGAAGTCGCTGGTGGTGATTTTCTTTACGACGATGATGAATTTGCAGGATTCCAATGGTAACGATACAGATATTACATGCAGGAGCATTGGTAGGTGCGGGGATTGTAGTTACTATAATCCTCATTTTTTTTGGCTTTTGGCTCGGGCGTAAAACTCAAGGTGAATCTCTTCTACCGCCCATGTTTGAGGGGGAGCCCAAAATGCCAGAAATGGACGTATTTGAGCGAGCGCAGCTTCCTCCAGAAGAAGGGGGATACACAGATGATGAACTCGCTGATATGGCTCGTGCAAGACCATACGAAGGGATACAGTAATGGAACTATTGCAAAACATAGAAGAGTTTCATGCAGGACAGCCCCAAGAAGTCACAGAATTGCAGGTAGCCTGTTGTGTTTGCAAGCTGTGGATAGGCAATGCTCTATCATCTGAGCTTGATGTGCCGATTAAGGGCAGTATGTTTTATCATCGACCCGGAACAGAGTCCCTGGAACTGCCCGGTGATGATGCAATGGGTATGGACTTAATCTGTCCGTTTTCTAAAACCGATGATCCGGCTGATTTGCATCTATTTGTCCCGCATATTACTTTTCGTGAAATCGAGGCTGACACGCTCGAATTATTCAGGAGTGTAGTCCAGTACAAAATCGAGCCTAAAGTGTCTCAGATCGAAGAAAAAGAGGCCCAGGATGGCATTTGTCCGTGTGGCTGCGGTAGGGAAGTCAGGGAAGGTCGGACTTATGCTGCGCGGGGGTGTAATCAGAGACATAGGTGGAGGAGAAAGTAAATGCCAAAGGCAACTGACACTCAGGGGAAACCCATTACCCGCAATCGTGACGAGATAGAGAAGCAGCATGTAACCTCGTTGCTGCCGAAGTCGGGAGAGAAGAATGTGGGCCACGCCTCTTTTGCAATCTTAGAGGCGGTGATTGAGGACAAAGAGAAAAAGCGGCTGCCTCAAAAATGGCACAGAAATTATGAAATGTACCGCAATCATCATTGGAGATCAGGCGCTTTCGCTCCCATTTCTCTTGCTTCCATAAGTCTCGTAGCAGCTCACATAGAACGGACGGTGAACCTGCTTACCGATAATAATCCTACATTCGATATTATCGGGGAGAATGAGGAGACAGCTTCGAGCTTGCAGAAGATGGCCCGCTACTGGTGGAACGAAACGGAGCAGCAAGATATTTTTGGCGATTCAGTCAAAATGGCTGAGATCAACGGTTCGGCAATCGAGAAGGTTATCTTCAATCCCGCCTTAAATAATGGCCTGGGTGAAGTGGAGACGATTAGTGTCGATCCTCATAATTTTGGATTCTGGCCATTGAATGAGAAGAATCCGAGGAAATGGGAAGCAGCTCTCCATTACTTTACTATGCCGCTTAATCAGGCCAAGAGACGATGGCCAGATAAGGCAGACGAAATAAAGGCCGACGAGGAATGGAAAGAAAATCTCGGAGAGAAAAGGCGTGAAATTGTAGGCGGCTCTGCAAGGCCAATACCGAAAGCAGGCATGGGTGACTTCGCTCGTAGTCGTGCCTTCATTCATGGCAATCCAGCGCTCTTGAGTGTCATGGGCCGTGGTGATGAAGTATTGATTCTGGAGCTTTGGGTTAAAGACTATTCGATGGTTCAAGAAGTCGTTAAACCTGTGGTACAGGAACTTGATGTAGATCAAGGCACATTATCGGAGGTAGAGCCCGAACAAGTAGAACTCAGACCTAAATATGCTGGCTTTGTTCGTGTAGTAACGAGCTGCAATGGTGGTGATCTGGTTCTCTCAGACAGACCTAACCCGAGCATCAATCACACTATGCCGCCAGAACAGTCATCACAGACGTTTCTTTATAATAGATTCCCTTTCACCCTCACCCCTTCTGTCAAAGATCCTGTTACACCGTGGGGATTCTCTGGAATTGAGCAACTGGAACAGCTCAATATCGAGATAGACAAGTGCATTAGCCAGCTCAATTATATGAAAGATCGTGTTTCTCGTTCTCCGCTTATCAATCCGAAAGATACCATGGTGGACAATGCTGATTTCACCAATGCCGCCAGGATCGTTAGGCCGAAAAACAGTATCGTTGCTAAATCTATCAGGTACATGGATAGCCCACCTGTCCAGACTGATATTCATAATATCCTCACTATCTATCGAGAGCTGTTTGATAAAGTGGCCGGGACTTTCGACCTCACAGATCCTCAGATAATGAAAGGCCGCCTCGCCTTCAAGTCCATTGCTGCGATTTTAGAGAATATGCACACTCTAATCAGGGGCAAAATCAGAACCTATGGCCGGATGATTAGAGATCGAGGCAGAATGTATGTCTCGCACCTCCAAAACTGGTACACAGAAGAGCGCTTCTTTTACTTAGAGGAAGATGGATTACCAATACAGGGCTCTTTGACTGGCTCTGATGCAATTATGCCTCTTCATTTCCAGGTGGTTGCAGGATCTACCATGCCTACCTCTCGCCTGCAAAGACGTGAGGAAGCTATGGAATTATTTAAGATGCAAGCCATTGGAGTGCGAGAGTTACTGGAAGCGCTTGAATGGCCTGATAGGGCTAACATAGCAACTAAGATGGAAATGGGTGTTGTGGGGCCGATTATTGAGCGCATGCAAGCTCTAGGTGTTGACCAACAGGTATTGGAGATTGTTCAGGAAGTAGCAGAGATGGATGAATCAACTTATAACGCCCTGGTGCAGCAAGTAAAAGAGCTGCAGGGTGAACAAATTCAAGAACAAGGACAAATAGAAGGAGGTGGAGGGAACCTTGCCGCTGTATAGCTACAAGTGCAAGTCTTGTAGCTATGAATTCGATGCCGTTAATAAAATAGCAGACAGAAATTATCAGACCTGCAATCGTTGTGAAAGCCTGTGTGAAATACAGATCACAGGCTTTTTTAATAAGAGGTCTGATGCTGAATGGATTCAGTCTGTTAACGGCTTTCTGAATGACCCCGAATTCGTAGCTCAAGGCCGCCAAGAACATATAGAGACGAGAGAGCAATATCGCAATCGTATCGAAGAAGTTTATTCCGATCCTGATCCCAAGGTTAAAGCTCTCAAGGACGAGTATTTAGATAGAGCATAGGAGCCAGCCATGCCACAGCCAAAGGCCGGGGAAAAGCGCAATAAATTCGTATCCCGCTGTATCAGGGCCATTCGCAATGAGGGAGACAAACGCCCTACCAGACAGGTAGCGGGTAAATGTTTCGGTATTTACGATACTTGGAAGAAGAAGGGGGGGAGATAATAATGGCCGCAAAGAAAAAGACAGTAGAAGGCGTTTCTGCACGTCAGCCAGGAGAGAGGCAAGGAGAAGGTCGGCTAGGGCGAGTTGAGAAACAACAAAAGAAAGAGAGAAAAGTACCAGTTGGCCAAGTCCAACGAGGAATCAAGCCGGGTGATGTTGATGTGCAAACTGGCAAACCCAAGACAAGTAGATTCGGCAGGCTTAAAGCATTTGCGACGAGGAAAGAAAGACCTACTAGGCCGCCGCGCACTATGGGTGAGCGCTTGGGGAGCATAGGTCGCACAGCTCAACGCACATTTCCTGCTGAGAAGGGAACAAGACCAGGGGGTATTCTTGATATTGAAGCATTGAGAAGGGAAACGGCAGGGCCAATGGGCAAGACACAGAAGCCAAGAACACCGCCCCCTGGCAGAGCATTGTCACTCGAAGAGAAAAAGAGAAAGGGTATGCGAGTAACAGCGGCAGATGTTCCCGGTAGTGGTGAAGAGGCAGGAAGGGGAACAGCTATACCCGAAATTACACGAGAAGAGGGCGGTAAAGGTCTTGGAAAATTCAGGGGCCGTGGCTATAAGCCCCCTCCCCCCAAGAAGAAACCGCCGAGGAAAGCGAAAGCGAAACCGAAGCCCAAACCGAAAAAGAAATGGTGGGAAAGAGCATTGGAAGTGACGAAAGAATTGAGTGCGGAAGCGCAACGTGACGCAGCGAAATACGAAGAAAGAAAGGCGGGCAAAAGGAAAGACGTAAAGAAGGTTCAAAAGAAAATTGAGAAGTTACCGCCCAAGCCGAAGAGGAAAAAACCAAAACCGACCAAGCCAAAAGCGACCAAGCCAAAAGCGACCCAACCACCACCGACAAGAACAGGTGGGCCTAAGAGGGTTGAGAAATTCGTTACTAAACCACCACCTGTGCCAGAAGATCAAGCTGAACGCGCCAAGGGGATCACAGAAAGACTGATGAAACGACGAACAGAACAAGAGAGAAAAGCAAGAGAGAGAGCTGAGAAAAGGAGGTGACAAAAATGCCAGAAGGAGTTGGATATGGTGGTGAAGTTGCTTCAACCACCAAAAAGAAAGTAATTACGAAAAAGGCTGTGCCGCAAAAGACACCAACGGCAAATCCTCCCATTCATCCCGAGACTCCAAGACCCACGGGTATTCCTTCACGGCCAAAGGGAAATACACCCGAAGCGATAGCAGAATTCCAGAGGCAGGTTGCTGAATCTGGAGCTGATGAAGCAACACAGCGCGACATATTGAAAGCTGCGAAAGTACCCCTGCCTGGAGTTGGCATTTCCGGGGTGGGTAAAGCCTTTGTGCGTGGCGTTAAGGGTATAGGAAAAGCCGTGGATGAAGGGGCAGAGGCCGTAGGATTGAAGCGACGACAGAAAACCACACAACCAATACCCTCACCTAAAGCAAAGCGAGCTGGTGAGCTACAACGTGCAGGGCCAGCCGGGGAGGAGACAAGGAGAAAAGAAGATGCAATGAAGGCGGGTGGTTTTCCCCCTGCTGAGATAGCTGCTTTCAAAACCAACGAAGAGCAAAGGCTCTTGCGTAAGAGGAAAAAAGAACCAGTATTTGAAACAGAACAACCAGGACCCTGAATAGAAAGGAGTTAAGTAAATGGAAGATGTAGAGAAGATTATAGAGGACGCTAAAGAGCATGACCACGATGCCGGGGTTTCGTCTCTCCCCGAGGAGGACACCCACCAACTCGATCACGATGATTATGAGCATGAGGACCTCTATCCGAGTGACGACTCGCTAAAAACGGAGGACGATGTAGAGGCCGAAGGCGAACTCATCGAGGCCGATCCAGAGGCAGAGGACCAGCCTCCCTTCCATGAACACCCTCGCTGGCAAGAATTACTTGCCGAGAGAGACGACCTTCAAGGCAAGGTTACTGACCTTGAGGGTAGAGTTGATGGCTACCAATCCCTAGAAGATCGCATAAACCAAAGGTTCCAATTATACGAGAGAGAGTTGGATAGATACCGATACATGCCTGAACACACCGTCCCCCAGGAGCAGCCCGATCCATTCGCTACGATTATGGACAAAGAAGATAGCGAAATCGTCGAGCAATTCCAAGAGGACCCCAAGGGTTTTCTTACAGGTTTCGGTGAGAGTATCCAGAGTCAGGTTATGAGGTCGGTAGATGAGCGAAACATCGTTGCAGAGACAGACAGAGCTTTGCAATATGGTCTTGAGCATTTTGCCGAAGAGCATGAAGATTTTATGCCATTGGTGGAAAGCGGAGACATTGCTCATTACATTCAGATGAATCCTATCCACAATGCTATCTCCGCATATTGGGCCATTAGAGAATCGAGGGATCTAGGCGGCTCAGACCATGAAAGGGAAGCGCTGGAACAGCAAATAAGAGAGGACGAGCGCGATAAAACGCTCGCATCAGTAAGGGCGAAACAGGGAGCCGAAGTTCTCGACGGTAGTTCTTCTGTAACTCCAGTTGGGTCCGGCTCTTCTGTTGAACCTGAATTGCAGGATACTGCAAAGCATGGGGGCAAGCGCTCGGTAATCGCCGCTCGCCTGAAACGTTTCAGGGAGCGTCTCGGTTAGGAGGTTCCGAAGATGGCGCTTACTCGAAGTGAGCTGGAATCCATAACCAGAGATCATTGGGTAACTGATAATGGGAAGGCGTTTGACAACTATTTCACGTCAAACTACCTGATCTTTCGGGTTATGAAAAAACCGAAATATCGTCCCGCTGGTGGCGTTCAGATCAAAGTGCCGTTGACCTATGATCGCCTGACAGGTGGATCATTCGATGGTACGGATCAGTTCGACGTTGCCCGCAAGGATATTATCAATTCTGCCCTGTTCGATTGGCGGCACTACTACGTCAACGTCACAATCGTTTGGACCGAGGAGTTGGAGAATGCAGGTCCCGAGGAAGAGGTTGATATGGTGCTGACCAAGCTGGACAATGCGCAGGAAACTATCCGGTGGGATCTTGGCGATGGGCTTTACAGCGATGGTTCAGGGAATGCTCAGAAGGACCTAGACGGTCTGGAAGCCCTGTTTGACACGACAACCTCAACACCTTATGGCGCAATAGCAAACGACGACATGCCAACATGGAGCGCCGGAGTAGATACTACTGCGGAGCCGTTGACGAGTGCTGTTCTGCGAGCCATGAGGACTTCTGCAAAGATTGGTGATGGCTCGAATGACAAGCCGAAGCTAATTGTGACGACTGATGCTCTGCTGGATAGTTGGTTGAACCAACTGCAAACTCAGCAACGTTTTCAATCGCCACAGGCGGCCAAAGCTGGTTTCGACGGTGTGTTTATGATCGACCAAGCAGAGATATTCAGCGACGGTAAATGCCCCGCTGGTAATTGCTATGCTCTGAATGATCGGCATTGGGGATTTGCAGTACATCGAAGCGGTATGTTCGTCAGGACCGCATGGAAGGTCCCCACCAATCAAGCTGTGAAGAGCATGCAGATTCTCTGGAAGGGCAACATGATCTGCACCCGGAGAAACAGTCATTTCAAGCACAGCAACTTGACCTAAACCTTAACTGGCGGAGAGGGGAGGCGTGATTCTCCCCTACGCCAAGGAGAAAGAATATGCCAGTAAATCAAACTGGAAGTAAGTACGGTTACGAAACCACAACCGGGCTCGTTATTCAGCAAGGTTTGTTCGAGGAGTCTGAGGAGCAGAAACACAAGATAGATACTTGTGTGAAGCTGGCTGATGGTAGGTGTTTTCACTACGCCCAGGCTGGCGCAGTTGCTCTGAGTGCTGGATACCTCAACAAAGCCGTTGAAACTCCAGCGGGCCATGAGGACTGTGATGTTGTTGCCGCAGTTTCCATTGGCGAGAAGATAGTCTCGGTAACTCCTGCTACCGCACCTGTCACCAAGAATCAGTATGCCGAGGGTTATCTTTCTACCCGCTCTGCAACTGGTCAAGGTCAGATGCGCAAGATCAGGAGTCATCCGGCGGCTGCTATCGCTGCAGATGTGGAGCTGACGCTCTACGATCCGATTACCATTGCGCTAGACGCAACGAGTCAAGCGGATCTCATCAAGAGTCCTTATGATGGAGTTGTTGAAAACGCAACCCTGGCTAACCCGGTTTCAGGAGTACCGCTGATCGACGTACAGGCGAGTTACTTCTTCTGGAACCAAACCTTCGGACCAGCAAGTGTGTTGAACCAAGACGGTACTGCATTGGGAAGCCTCGTTGTCCCGGCGGCTACTGATCCTGGCGCTGTTGCTACTGCTGCGGCTTTCACAGGCCCGATTGTCGGATGGGCCATGATCGCCCTGGTAGATACCTTGCATGGCGCTGTGTTCCTCACAATCTGTCCGTAAAAACAGGTGGGGGGGGATTTGTCCCCCCCCAATCTCCTCATTTTGTTTCACCGTCCTGGCGGTGTGAATTACGCCCTAAACAAAGGGCAGGAGGCAATTAAAATGGCGAATACTTTTGACATACAGAAGATCACTCATATTGGTGACTTCCGAATGACGATTACAGAAGTCACAGGTGATGGTAGCGAAACCGCCATTACCGCTACCGAGCTTGGCCTTGCCAAGATTCGGTTTGCATGGTTGCAGGATATTGACGATGGTGCTGCGCTCGGCATTGCATCAATCACTACCGATACCCTCACTCTCTCTGCAGCCATCGGCAATACACAAAAACAGTACGTTTTTGCGTTAGGCTGGTAACAATAAAGGGGGGGCTTAGTCCCCCCTCTTCGGAGGAAAGAAATGGGAGCGAATCTATTTACCTTGAGAAAATTTGTTAGGCAAGAGATCGACGATCCGGCTCCCCTGAGAAAGCCTGGGCCAACGGTCAGTTTCCAACAAGACGGTGGGGATAATCAAACCAGCTTTTTTATAGATTCGTCTGAGGATTTCGCAGCGTTGGGAGTGGTCGTGGGTGACGTAATCTACAACATCAGCGATGGCGGTTCTCTGGCAACTATACGAGCTATCATAGATGCCTTTGGCACTAACGATAGGCTGGACGTAGATTCGATTGATGGCGGCAATGACAACGATTATGACAATGGCGATATAGTTTATATCTATGATCGCCATGCACAGAAGGGGCTTGATGGCACTCGATTTACTAATGCCGAAGTCTTGGATGCGATCAATCAGGCTCAGAAACAGGTAGCGCGGAAATTTGGTGGAGTTCAAAAGACTGACTATCATCAGGATATTAAGGTTCAGACGAAGATCCCGATTGACACTCTAGTTTCAACCCTGGTTGTGGGGGAAACCGTCACAGGTGGGAACAATGGCTATACTGCTATCATTGAATATCAGGCTGTTGATTTTATCGTCGTCGAAGATTTCAGGGATGCTACTGGTACGTTAGATGATACAGCTCTCTTTGAGGATAACGAAGTTCTGACAGGCAATACGAGTGGTGCTACCTGTCAGGTGAACAGTCCAGGCGTAGCTCCAGCCCTGCAGGGATATAGCGTCAACAATTTCAATGTCGGACAGAATTTACCTACCGATCTCAAATCCCTTATAGCTGCCTATTACTTAGACCCAAGCAATCAGCGCTATGGCCTGGGTAAGCAATATATTGAGGAGCATTTTCGCTATCCTCGGTCAACTGGAGAGCCCATTACTGCAGCTCCTTGGCAAGATAGTAATCGTATATGGCTCTGGCCAAACAGATCAACAGGAGGGCTTAATAGTATCCACCTAATCTATTGGGCGTGGCCTGCTGATCTTGCGGCTGATGCAGATGAAACAGACTTGGATTTTCTTTACGAGCGTCTCTTGGTTTTGTTGTCTGCAAGGATTCTGGCTGGACAGATGAGAGACGATGAAATGACCGCCCGAATCGTGGCTGAGTTGCAAGAAGAACAATTCGACGTAATGACAACGAGAGACGATGAGCCAAGACATTTCCGGCAGGAGATCCCTTGGGATCTTTATGAGGATGGTGATTATTTCTCGGGCCGAGGCAGGTATATATGATAAAGCGCACAGATAGTCAATTCAGAAACAAATTCGGCAAATTAGTAAAGGGTATAAGTTCCTTTCTCTTGGAGAATGAACAGCTCTCAGACATTCTCAACATGCTTCCCGGCTATGAGTGGCGGCAGCGCAAGGGCCAGAGTGAATTAACCACGACTGAAATAGCTGCCAATCTTGAATTCAAGAGTATGTTTCACTTCTCGCAGCTTAATCAGCCTGGAGATTACATTCTGGCCCATGTATCTGATCCTGTAAATGGTGATCGGATTATGAGAGCTTCCGCTCTCCCGCCTGCAACTGGCGTTACTTGGATTGACGAATACCAGCTTACTACCGGGGCTAATCCAGCGCAGTTTTGTCAAGTTGGCGATGCTGTAATCGTTGCCGACGATAATGAGTTTCTTATCTGGCGTGGCGAATCTCAATACGCTACTGGTGTTTGGGTCTATGATGATTCAGCCGATCAGTACATTGACTATTGGGATGAAATGACAGATGGGCGCACGACGACCATTCTAAATTTAAGCAGCTTTCCCACGGCAGACCGCGTTCACATAATGGCGGATAGCCCAATCAATAGAATTATCGTGACCGTTGGACAAACAAACGCTGCTGGCGCTGTTCTTTCAGTTTACTCCTATCAGTCCGGCGGATACACCTTAGTTGGAGGGTTGTCTGATGGGACGAGCGCTGCCGGACGTTCCGTTGCTCAGTCCGGGGAGATTACCTTTAACCTAACAGGAAATGAAGAACAGACTATCATTGATGGGCAGGGCGGTTTTGTTGTCTATCTAACCTGGAACAACGTGCTTGATGCAAGCTGTGATCTTACTGAATTGAGGGTAGAAACCGAGTGGGGTCCAGTTCAAGACGTATGGGATGGAGATAGGATAGATCCTTCTGGAGCTTATGTAACTGCTGACGATGTGACCTTTGAAGATTATTGGGCCAAGGTTTTGAATACCGCTGTTTCAGACTACCTCGATGCAGGCGGCCTTGTAACGGCGGGGTACGTCTATGTAGGTTTTGACAGACAGGTAAATGCTATTGATTTCTGGCCCGATGTTGATAATTCACAGACAAACAATTCTAGCGTGGCCTCATTAGAGTATTGGTCAAATCTTGGAGCGTGGACAGCCGTAAGTGGTCTAGTAGATACAACGGAGGCGGGTAATTCCTCATGGACACAAAAGGGAAGTATCGGCTGGACCCAAGTAGATCAAGATGTAGAGAAAGCCACGATAGTAGCTGGCGATATTAACCCCTGGTACTGGTATCGAATCAAATGGGATGCAAATTTCTCTGCAGAGGCAAGAATTTATCGAATCACAGGTGTTGGATCTCCCCAAAGAATTGATCCTTCCTACGGAGTGCAAGCCTGGAAGCGCAGAGCTTGGCAGATTGCTCCGAATAGAAGAGCGAATCAGTTGCGTTTCTCTGCTGATGGTTTGCCGAGTACCTGGAATGGGGTTGATTCTGGCTATGTAGCATTTGGTGAGAGGCCCTGTCGTGCTGCGTTGCCCTTTTTTAATGAGCTGGTGATCTGGTGTGACCGTGAGATGTGGATGTTACAGGGCGATCATCCAGCTAATTATGGTCGCATGAGATTGAGTGCCAGGGTAGGCATTGATGCTCCTCATTCTGCAATAGCCATAGAGAGCGGGGTAATTGACCAGCGAAACATACGCCGTATTACTCTGGCATGGTTCTTTCAGGCCATTTGGTTTTTTGATGGAATCAGGTGGTGGATAATTTCCTCTCCAGACATAGATTCATTTTTTGATCCCGAGCATTTAGATTATATCAACCCGAATTTCAATGACAGAACTTACGGTGAGTATGACATTGAAACTGAATGCGCTTATTGGGTAGTTTACAGCGGTGCTAATCAGACTACACCTAATAAAGTCCTGGTCATGCACATTCCAACATTACAATACTCCATCTATCAGTACGCCACTCCGCTCTCGAGCATTCTTTCGGCTTTTAATAAGCGCTTCTATTTCATGGGCGGCGGGTATGATTCAGGGAAACATTACCTTTTGAATGATACCGACCAGGACGTTGATGCTACCGGGCAAGCAGTAGCCATTGATGCCTTTATGATTACAAAAGATGCGTGGGCTGCATACGATCAAGGATTGAAGCAGAGAGTTTTCAGTTTGGTTGTTGAGTCCAAGGCTAAAGGCATGGTTGAGCTGGATGAGTATCCTGATGGATCTAAAACTCCGCAAGCGGCTGGCTCGATGAAACAGACAGCTCTCGGCAAGAGTCTAAAAGATGTTCAATGGACGCTCAAAGAATACCCAGGCCAGCTTACTACCAAGTTTAGAATCCGTCACCGCTCACTCAACGAAGGCTTTATTCCCTATGGATACAGCACGACTTGGGACGTGGATAGGAGCGAAGAGTAGTGAGTAGGCGGCGACCCTATATTTATCAAGATAGGGAGTGGGCGGAGATAGCAGGCATAGAGGAGAAAGTTGATGTTCAGGGTGATGAAGTACCATTAAGCGAATTCGATCAGCCTTATCTTTTCGGCAACGATGAGGATGATACTTATCCTAGTTATGAAACTGATTACCCTGACTTCCCGCGCTATCCATTTCCCGATCCCGATCCTGTTCCGATCCCTGGCCCCTGCAATGCAGAAGATGGCTGTGGATTTGTAAATTTTGTAGATTTTCCTGACGAAATTGAATGTGAAGATGAGTATTGGTTTAGAACGGTACATTCAGTCCACGGTTGCGAGCCAGCGAGCTTTGAAGATGCCTTTCTGGTGTGGTGGATAGCAGAGGGTCCAGGCGAATTGATAGGTGGGGGGGCTGGCGATCCTCCGGTTGGCGGCGTAGGTGTGAAATATATAGCTCCTGAGAATAACGATGGAGCAACAGTCGTACTATGCGTTTCATCCATTGATGGTTCTTGTAGCATTTGCAGAGATTTTAAGATTAAGTGTGCTGCTTGCTGCGAAGAGTTTGAAATCATTGGAGCGGATACCGCGAATCCTAGCAGTATTTGGTCTGGTGCTATAACTCCTCCCTGTCCAGGTGCAGAGTGTACCGTTACCAATAATTCCGGCTGCCCGATGGAATGCTCAGTCAATCCAGATGGCACAACGGTAACTGTTGGTGTCGGTGCAAAGAATTGTGGGTCTTTCACAGTCACAGTAACGGAGGATACATCAACGCCTCAGAAGCAGGAAGATAACTGTCCTGGTGAATCAGCATCAAAGAGTGTGCGGATCAACGGCAATGGTGGTTTTTGGAAAACTTGTTGGTTCTCTTCGGCTATATTTTGTAATGGCCCCTTCTGTAGTTGTAGTTGGACAGAGGGTGAAAGAAGGTGGGGTGTTGGAGTAGGCGCAGGGATATTCTGTGGCCCTGATGCTGTTACTCGTAGTTGCTTTGATAATTGGAATCCCGGTGGGCCAGGACACCCTGGAAATATACTTTTCTCAATAAGAATTGACGTAAGAGCCTGTGATAACAATGGCCCTTGTGCTGGTAGCAGAAGATGGGGTGAAAGTATTGCTTATTGGGTTAATCCAGACTGTGAATGTATATGAACCGCAAAGAAAACATACATGATTATTGCGAATCATTTAATCCGCAACACCTCTACTCGGTCATGCAGTTTTTCGAGTGGTTTGAGTGCTGCGAAGATTTGATAGCTCCGATACAGGCATTCCTTGATTCAAAGACCAAGGAACTCGCAGAACTAAAAAGGAGAGCAAGGGCTCAGTTTGAGCGAGCTGATATGCCTCTGGTAACAGAAGGAGAGAAAAAGGTTTATCAGGATGCTAGTCCTTGCATTGAAGCAACTGATCCATCAGATCCATTGGACGATCATTGGCGCAAGGAACCTCAATTTGCTGAACCACCTAGACTTCGAGTGGTAGTCGGCTTCTGTCCTAAATGCACTAGCACAATGGTCGGTGATGTTCTACCGGAGTGCGAAGCAAAGGAAACAGGCAGACATTTCTATAGTGAATGTACTGTCTGTCGATATTACACAGAAATTTTTAAGGGCCGTAAAGGTCGATACATTGAAATAAAGGGGGAATGACAATGGCTGTTTTACCTCAAGGTGATTATTCGACACAAGGGATAGTTGGTAGGATGCAAGCTGCTTTAGGGCCAACTTTTCGTCAAACTTCTCAGGCTGTCCGGCAAGCTGCGGGCGGGGCAGCTCGACGAAGGGGTATATTCGGCGCTGCCGACATTGCATCACAGGCTACTCAACCTCTTGGCGCACAGCTAGGCAGGGCTGCCGCTCAAGCTGGAGTAGCTGGCGAACAGTTGGGAGCGCGGTTTGAACAGCAGGCAAGAGATTTGGAATTTCAACGAGAACGATTGGCGCAGCAAAAGGGGTTGGAGGAAGCTCGTCTTGCAGAGATAATGGCCGGGAGGCAACAGCGCGGCCAGCTAGCCTTACTTCCCCACACAGGTTTTACTCAAGAAATGTTGCAGAGCTTGGGCTACCCTGGTACGCCACGAGAACCATTTGGCCCTCAATTCGAGTTGGGTCAATTCCAAAGGAGCCTTGAACAACAGCAAAGACAGGGACAGCTCCCAGGCATACCTTTCGCTGGTGGACGTTTCGGAGGAGGGCAACAAGGCTTGAATGCTCAACAGAGTTTGATGTTATCAAGAATGTATCCTGGTAGTAGTAGAGCATTCAGGATGCAGCAAGCACAGAACTTGGGGCTTATGGGCGGGCCAATACAGCCAGGACAATTTGCAAGATAAGGGGGTGAGATAATGGCCGTTCAGAGGGTTATAGGTGCAGTAGAAGAACGGATGAGGGCGGTAAGACGACTCGAAAAAGAAGAGGAACGGAGGAGAAAGAAAGCCAGCGATAGATCCTCTCTTATAAGAGCAGAAATATCCCGCCGAGGTCGGGGAGCTGCCTCAAGAGCCTATCAGCATGCAAAGCAACGAGAAAAGGATCGGTTAGTAGAGGATATTCTGCAAACCATTGTTGCAGGTGAACCAATGGGTAGATTTGCAGCAACGCAACCCGAGATCAGAAACTTTGCTATCTCTGAGGAGGAACAGGTGGCGCGGCCCCCAGGCGCTCCGGGCCGTACTCGTGGTGAGGAACTAGCCTACATCAAACCGTCACATCTTAAAAGGCTAAGAGCGAAAGGTATCAGGCGGGTAAGCATTGAAGGTGGGAAAATCTCACCAGACGCAAAAACGCTGAATACTTTAAGGCTCCTGCAGGATGGAAGAATACCAGTTGAAGAGGGTGATCCGAATCAACTCCAGCTTGGCAGATTAGGGCAGCCCCCACCGCTATCTACTGACCAAGCGCAAGACATAATGCGAACTGGCAGAATGCCAGAACAAGCTCAAGCAGGTGGTCAGTTTATGCAAGAGCCCATATTCACCCCTGGGCAGCGGGAAGATTTGAGAGGTCTATACGGTCAGTTTGAACCAACACCTCTTGAACAACCTGAGACTGATCTGACTCAATGGGCTCAACAGTTTGTGGGTGAACCGCAGCCAGCTACACCACCCGAAAACATACAAGCCTTGTGGCAAAGTTTGCAAGAGGGTGGGGCCAAACAAAAACCAGCAAAACTCATCACCGTATTTAAGACGGATGAAAATGCAATAGGTCCCCGAACAATGAGAGTACCTGATGTTGGAGGCCATCCCCCTAGAGGATATGAATTCAAAGAGGAAAAGAAAGGGGGTACTGTGACTTTTGAGGACGCAGAGAAAGAACTTAAACGCAGAACTAGAGGTGGTGGTGGAGGGATAGCTGGACAAAGAGGAGCCCCGATGGTTGAGGGTGATGAACGCTTAACACCTCCAGGCCCAGGTGCAACAGAGGAAGAATGGGCAAGATACTATTGGGAGCTAGCGAGAATGAGATTAAAGGGAGCATCACCATCGCAGATCGCAGCCGAAGCACGTAGGCTAGCGGCCCAAGGTGGAATGCAAATAGGATAGGTAACTATGCCCTTAGAAGATTACTTCCAGCAATTCGAGCGCGACGAAACTACTGCGCAGCAAAAAGTAGCGGGTCGTTCAATGCAGGATATTATTGAGCCCCCTGTTCAAGCAGGTACGTTAATCTTAAAACGGCCTACTGATCCTGTGCGAACAGGTACACAGTTGCGCAACCCTACATTACAGCAACAATTTCAAATGCTGGAAAACGAGGAACGAGAACGGCAAGATCCTACTGGCATGAACTTTATCAAGGAGTTAGCCAAGCGCCCGATAGCTGGAGCTTACCAAACATATAGGGGCTTGGGACAGATGCTAAGAGCCGTTAGTGAACCCTTTGAGAAGGACGCTAAAGGCCGTATCATTGATCCGAGAGCCCATATGTGGGCCGAAGCAGGTAGGAAAGCAGAGGCACAGGCTGATAGATGGCTACAGCATCCTTGGATACAAGCGCCCGAAGCATGGCGTGAACCTATTGAGTGGGCAGACGTAGAGGAAGATGCTCAAGTAGATTTCGCCAAAAGAATAGAGCAAGGTGAGCATCCATATCTGGCCCAAGCAGGTTCTTGGAGAACATCGCTTAGAAAGAATGCTCCTCGTCTAGCCGCTGTGACCGCAGAGGCTTCAACATCAATGGTGATTGCCTTTGGTGCAGGCTTTCTTACAGGTCAATACTGGCTCGGCCCTGCAATCTTAGGTCTTGCCGAAGCTGGTCCCATTTATGACAGAGCTTTGGAGGCTGGAGTTGATCCTTATGTAGCATCATCAGTAGGTGTTGTTTCCGCTGCCGTGATTGGCGCTCTGGAAATGTTACCAGTAGAAGTGTTGCTAAGATATGGTGGAAAGAGAAGAATTATAGCAGCACTCCGAAGTGGTACGGCTGAAATGACCCAGGAATTATTGCAGAATCTTTACAGTAATACAGTTGAGCATTACGGATGGGATAAAACGCAAGAGATATGGGAAGGTGCTTTTGAGAGTGCAGTTTCATCATTCTTACTTGGTTCAGGAGCGGGTGTACTATCTCCCGAATATCAACAACAGGCCAGGAAGCATGAAGAGTCAAGAGAGCCCCCCCCAATAGAGTTATCTGAGGTATTTGAAGAGCCAGCGATTGAACTTGATGAGCCAGCATTTCCACCTCACCCAACAAAAGTAGTTGACGATCCCGGCCTTTACATAAGAGCAAGAAAAGATTCGCCTGTCTTTATGTCATTTCGTGGCGCTTCTATGAATTTGGAGAAGGCTAGTAAAGAAGTAGGCAGGCCGCACGAACTCGTAACGATTTTGAATGACAAGAATGAACCTATTGGTTGGGGCTTATGGTCTGCACCTGCAGCCGTTCCCGAAGCTGGCGATGTAGAAGGTGTTGAGCCTACTCCAGAAGAAGAAGCAGCTCCCCCCACCATAGATCAAGAGATAGAGGATATAACTGATGAAGAGATAGACGATCTCCTTGAACCAACCCCCGAAGGTGAAGCCCCCGAAGCCCCACCATTATCTACACCAACTATCTCTGTCAAGTTAGCCGAAGTCCTCCAACAGACAGAGGAAAGTGTCGTTGATGAATTCAATAATGTAACCCCACCTGACCTTGACATAAATACACCTGTTTCACCAGAGGGAGAGCTTCATGTTAAAAGGCCAGATGGGAGTATGGTCACAGTAGAGAATGCTACTGATCCCGAATTAGAAGAAATTGTCAGACGCAGGAGACAGCAGGTTCTACAACTCTGGCCGCAATTAGGCAAGGGCTTGGGTGACGTTCCTATGTTGGTAAAAAGCCGTGTCGAATCTCTGATCCGAGCCGAGAATGAGATTGTCAGACGCAGGGATGAAATTGAAGCTCCCGAGCCTACTCCCGATATTGACTATGGCACACCTGCAGAACTGAATGTAGGTATGCTGACTGAGATGTTCCTGCAAAGACTGAGAGAAGGTCAAACTGATCTTAATAAAGTTAAGTTACAGCAAATCGTGGCAGCACAGTTAGGCATGACTCGTGGCGAGCTGCTAGCATCAGAAGGCTTTCTACACAAACCGATTGAAGAGGCGTTTGAATACGCCATTGTCAAGCGGGCTCGTGAGATTATCAGCGACCTTGGACACCCGACCATACCCGCTCCCGCTATCTATGAAGAGCTAAAAGCTCTCTATGAATCACAACCACGATTGGCAACACGAACAGGTATTAGCATACAGACTCAGCAATACTCTACACCTGTGCATCTAGCTTACTTGATGCAGGTAATGACTGAAACTGATGGACAAACCACGGTGTATGAGCCCACCGCTGGTACAGGCATGCTCCTTACTACCACAACTCCTTCAAGAGTGCTGGCTAATGAATTAGTAAGGAGCAGGGCAGACATTCTCAGGGATCAGGGCTTTGTGGTTAGTGAGGAAGATGCTCGTGGCCGTATCATAGGTTCAACTTCCCAGGGCAGAATGGACGCGATGCTTGCTAATCCTCCCTTTGGAAGTCAGCTAGCCGTAACTGTTGAAGATGTAAGAGTAATGAAACTAGAGCATCAGATCGTTATGGATGCTCTATTGGCCATGAAAGATGATGGTAAGGCTGCTTTCTTAATCGGAGAGCATACATTTAAGAGGGGTGAAACTGAGCCCACCCGAGCCAGAAAGAACTTCCTGAATTGGCTTTACAGCAACTATAAGGTCATTGCAAATATAGAAATCCCTGGTAGTGAGTACGCTAGACAGGGAACTACATTTGATGTAACATTACACGTAGTCGATGGGCGTTTGGCCGAAGTGAATCCCAACCTCGGTTGGTGGACAGCTTTCGATCAAATGGTAAAAATCCAGAGCATTGACGAGCTTGCGCCCATTGCAGAGGAGATTGGCCGTGGCAGAGAACCAAGAGAAATTTTGGCTCCCGAAGGAGTTGAGGAAGTACCCCCTCGCGGTGAAGTTGTTGGGCCTCCTGTTGCACCCGAGCCAGAAGGTGTCGAAGAAGAATTACCGCCAGCTCCACCGCC